TACGAGGGCGATATTTAAGCAGGCCGGTATCGACAGCGACATCGCGACGCCTGAAGTGCTGCGAGATGCGAGAGTGAAGATCGGCAAGGAGTACGACGCGCTCGAGGCGCAGACGCAACTCAAGGGGGACAACAAGTTGTTCGACGACTTGCTCAACATCGAGCAGAACTACGTCGTCGGGTTCCCTGACACGATCAAGCCGATCTACAAGGCTCGCGTGAATGAAGTGCTGAAGTATGCGACGGGCGAGAAGACCGGTGACGGTGGAACTTACAAGCGCCTCCAGAGCGCGTTGTCGGAGGAAGCCGCACGCGCAGCTCGCAGCACAGACCCGTCAGCTGGATACTACGCCGAGGCGATGAAGGGGCTGCAACGGGCGTTAGAGAGTGCTATGGAGCGGTCTGCCGGTAACCCTGATCTCAAGGATGCGTGGCGCGACCTGAACCGGCGATATGCCGTGTTCTCGCGCATCGAAGACGCGATGGGCACAGCCGGGCAGGAGAAGCTCGGTACTGGCTTCATCCCACCGGCGCAGCTTGCTGCAGCAGAACGCAGACGGATCGGGCCGCAGTCATACGCAGAGGGCGGGACTGATTTCACCGACTTGGTACGCGCTGGCGCGTCTGTGATCCCTAACCCGACACCGAACAGCGGGACGGCACAACGGAGTTTTGTGCAGAACTTGCTGACTGGTGGCAGGACTGCGGCACCGGCTACGATTGGTGGTGGGACATTATCGGCACTCGGATACAATCCACTGGGTATCGTCCCATCTCTCGCTGTCCCGTATGGCGTGTCGAAAGCGTGGTACGGTCGCAAGATACCTTCCGACGTTCTCGGACTGCTCGGCGCTCAAGCTGGGCGCGGTGCTATGGAAGACCGCCGCTAACTCTGCTACTATCGCGCTGCTCGCTGCTTGAAAGGCGAGGGCGTTGAGAGATATCTCCGTCAGCCCCACTGGTGCCTCCCGCCGGTGGGGCTTTTTCGTGCGCGAAATTATTTTTCGTTTATGTGTGTTTTCTCTATTGCATCTTTTATAGAAGATGCGTATAACTGATTCACGGTCGAGTTGACCGGCAAACAAACGGGAGCAAAAAAATGAACTGCCAGAAACGAGGATCAAACCTTCAGACTCAAATCCGCATGACACTTAGCGTTCTTGGTCGTGATCCTTATGTCAGCCTCAAAAGGCTTACTATTAAGCAATTAGAAGAATTAAATTCTTCTTTGATGCAAGAATACAGGGCTAAAAAAACAGCTTGACAACAACGGGGAGCTTCGGCTCCCCACCAACAAACGGGAGAAGAAAATGACTGGCTACATCAAATCAATATCGGAAATCACTGGCATCACCGACATCGCGCACCTTGAGTTGATCGAGGATTGTATGCGCCACGACGTGTTCCACTCGACGCTTGACTGGCAGACTGCCGAGCAGTTTCGCGATGGCGCACTAGTGGCTCTCGACGTGCTCAAGGAAATGGGTGAACTATGAAAATCATCACCGCAAAAACAATGGCTGACTTGAGACACAAAATTTACACGCATGAAGGATGGAAACGCACATCAGGTGAAAGCTACGCGAAACGGATTAAGTCTGCATACTCAATCACAATGGACATTAAAAACAATCAATGGATAGGAGTGAAGAAATGAAAATCATCACATTCATCATCGAGGGCATCGGCTTCGCGCTATTCATGGCCGCAGTGTGCGGCTCCATAATCGTGCTTGACGCAATCACAAACTGAAACGGGAAACGAAAATGAATAAATCACCACTAGAGGCCGTGTTCCACGCCTACCGAAAGGCGGGATCGGTCGAGGCTCTCGCGAACGAACTCGACGTGTCGGAGGAATCCGTCGACAACTGGCTGAACATGAGGACGCGACCGCAGCGCGGCACCCTCGAAAACATCGTCGACTTCGCCACGCGCAAGCCGTCAACGCTGCCGGAGGAAGTCGTCGTGATCACTCGCATGATGACGTCGGAAGCGTCTTCGGTCTACGGATACTCTGAGACAAACACGGGCGCGAGCGTGTTCCTGCCGCCGCATATCGTCAACGAATTGCATGAGAAGGGCTACGTCGAGGGCGACGTGTTCATGGCTCGCTTCAAGCCGCAGGACCACTCAAGCGCACCCTACTATTGCGTGAAGGTGATCCGATGAGCATGGTCATGGATGAGATGGTCGACCATTATAAGGGCGTGCGTCAGCGCATGGCCGACGCAGCCAACCGGCACAGGATGGACAAGATCGCTGAAGCCAAGGCCAAGGCAGAGGCGGACGCTCGGGCTGCGGCTGCGTTGGCCGAGAGGAACAAGCGCATCACGCGGCAGCAGATCGAGAGAGTGAAGCGGCAGTGGGAGGAGCAGATCGCCATCACGAAGCAGCAGCTCGCGCTCCGCAAGCGAGACTGGGTCAAGATCACGAATGAGATCATCGACGGCAGAGAGATATCGTGGCGCGAGTTGGTGTCACCGGATCGTAGCTACAGGCTCGTCGCTGCGCGGCAGCACGTCTGGTACGCAATACGCCTCGAGCTGAAGTTAAGCTATCCACAAATAGCGGCCAAGTTTGGCCGAGATCACACGACAATCATGCACGGCTGTCAGCAACACGCAAAGAGAATTGGAGTTACCCTTGACCAACCGAAAAAATCACCGAGCTACGCTGGAAGAGACACTGGCCACCATCACGCAGAGAGGAACGGAGTACGGCGACCCAAGGCCGTCGTTCAAACGCGCCTCACTGTTCGCGAGCACATTGCTCGGCAGGACGGTCACGCCCTATGACGTCGCCATCGTGATGATGAGCATAAAATTGTCTCGGATCTCGAACGAGCGGAAGCATGACAGCTTCGTCGACCTGATCGCGTACGCATCATTCGCCGACGAGTACGTCGACGACGCAGCGCCAGAGGAAGCGCTGAAGATACGCCTCGACAATGTCGCGGCAGACATAGACGAAAACATCCGCGAGATCGCGAAGACGCTCGCGCCAATGAAGGGAGAACGCAAGTGATATTCTCGGCAATCATTCCGCTCGACGATGTCGACGTCGAGATCATGGGGAAGTACAGCGGCCTGTCGATACGCGATGGCGAGGCGCACGTACGCTTCAACCACCCGCACGACGAGAACCCGTGGTATCTCGACAGCATCGTGTTCGGTGGCGGGATAGTCATCACGCTCGACGATGCTCGCGACCCGATAAAGCACCCGGTGGTCAGTGCCATGTGGGCTTCGGCTCTGGCAAGCATCGAGGCTACCGCAGACGAGATGGCAGAGCGTGGGAGCGACACATGGTAGAGGTGCGCAAGGATGGCGATGACGTGTTCCTCGTGATGAAGGATCACGCTCTCGCGGGGTGGTTCAAGTGGAGCGCCAGCCGGGGACGCTGGAGGGCGTACACGGTGCGCGGCGACGTGAGTATGCACACGCTGCGGTCTGACGCAGTGGATGCGATTGTTGGTTACACGGTAGGGGGTGAGTGATGGATATCGTTGAACGGTTGCGGGAGCATAATGAGCCTCCGTTTGATTACATTGCCCATGAAGCCGCCGCAGAGATTGAGCAGTTGCGGAAGGATAAAAAACTAGGGTTTGAACTAATGGACACATTCATAAAAGAGATTAATCGGTTAAAGCATATGATTGCACAATACGCATTATACGATGAAGGCCCACGCCTCGATGATCGCGGCAGCAATCTGGACGGGAACTGAGCGATGATGCTCGACCCAGACTGCTTCATCAGCGTGATGCTGATTGCGGCTGCTGCGTGTATCGCCACAGCAATAACCATAATGATCCAGTCAATGATGAGGGACGACGATGATAACCTATGACCTGCCAGCGGCAGACTACCATGCGATAGACGCGCTCTCAGCGAGTGGCGCTAAGCTATTGCTGAAGTCACCGGCGCACTACCTAGCGGCGAAGGAGCACCAGCGCGATCCGACACCGGCGATGACGTTCGGTTCGCTGGTTCACTCTCTCGTTCTAGAGCCGGATACGGTCGACGATCTCTATATCGCGTCGCCGAAGTTCGATAAGCGCACGACCGCCGGGAAGGCTGCGGCTGAGAAGTTCGACGCGACCGCAGGCGGCAAGACCGTCGTCGACATGGACCTATTCCAGAAGGCGCAGCGCGTCGGTGATTCCGTCCGCTCGCACCACCGCTACAGCGAGCTGCTGAAGGGCGCGAAGTTCGAGGCGTCGATGTTCTGGGACCAGCACGGCGTGCCGTGTAAGGCCAGAGCCGACGCACTAAACGGTTCCTCGATCATCGACATCAAAACGACGAGGGACGCATCGCCTGATGCGTTCGCTCGTAGCGTCGCGACGTTCCAGTACCACCTACAGGCGGCGCACTACCTCGATGGCTACAGCATCGCATCGGGCTTTCCGGCTGATCGGTTTGTGTTTATCGCAGTCGAGACGGAGCCACCGTTCGCCGTCGGCGTGTACGTGCTCGACGCGGCAAGTATTGCGGGTGGCGCTGAGATGATGTCGCAGGCCGCGAGGGCGTATCGGATCGCGAAGAACGCCACGGCGTGGAAGGGTTACTCTCCCGACATCGTCGAGATCGCTGTGCCAAGATACGCGATGCCTGTGGAGATGGGCTGACCGCGATCTGGACAGCATCGCTTAAATCGGACAGATATACGTTAGGGAGACAACAATGACTGATACGATACACCTTATGGTAAGGATGATGGACGAGCGGCGCATCGAGCGCGGCCTGTCAAAACGCGACCTGTCGCTCAAGGCGGGGCTGGCTCACGGTACGTTCTGGCACATAATGAGGAAGCCCGAGGGCATCACGCTGGGTACGGCGATTGCGCTGTGCGAAGTGCTCGGCTTTACGCTGCAAGTGAGCTACCTGCGCGACGTGTTCGGCGACGAGATCACTGACCGCGAGATCGGTGCTGCGGCATGAGGTATCTCTCCGTCTGCTCCGGCATCGAGGCCGCGACAGTTGCGTGGCACGGCCACGGCTTTCAGCCGCTCGCGTTCAGCGAGATCGAGAAGTTCCCGCGTCAGGTTCTCGCGCACCACTATCCCGATGTTCCGCTGCACGGTGACTTCACCGTCCTGCGTAAGCAGCACTGGATTGGCGATGCCGATGTGCTTGTTGGCGGCACGCCGTGTCAAGCGTTTAGC